AGTATGCATAGCGCTTAACATCTTCATCCTTATCACCTGCACCTACAATAATCTTAAGATCCTTGTTAGCATCTGCATAATCATATACAGTCTTAACAGGTGAAATTGGTGCAAGTATAACCTCAACAGGAGCTCCAGCATACTTGGCATAGATCTCCCAAATAGCCTTTGACTGCTCAGCAGTAATACCATCACGATCTTTATTACCAATCACAACAATACCTCTATCAGCATCCTGTAGAAGGTATTTAAAAGCACCAAAGTGTCCCTTCGTAGGTGGCTTATACCCACCAGGCATAAGAGCTACAATTTCATGTGTCTCTCCATCTTCGTAAAACTCTTTAAATGTTCGCATTATTTTGTAATTGGTGTTGAAGACTGCCCACCACTGAAGTTAGCCCGGCTGAATTCAAGTCGATCGACCAGTTTAACTGCATCACCGGCTCTTGATACTGCGACATACCCTTCAGGTGCTGTTACTCTAAGCGTACCATCACCATTATCGAGGAAATGCTTAGTATTGTATACTGCGTTGTTATATTTGTTAACGAAAATTTGTTTTGCTTGAGCAAGAAGTTTGCTTACCTTAAAGAGATTAACAATATCCTTTTCTTGTGACTTAATCTCAGCTATCTTTTTATTGAAGGCTTCAGTAGAGCGCTGCTTACCAGCTTGTGACTTGAGCTTATCAACTTGCTTATCCTTACGATTGTTAACCCATTCAACGAAGCCTCTGAATGAAGCTTCAGCATCTTCTAAGAACTTACCTTGCTGGATTTCAGAGTTAGTATAAATGTTAAGAAGGTCTGAAGGAAGGTCTTTGTAGTTAATTTTGATACTGTCAGCAGTCTTGATCATATCTTTGACTTGCTTTGCTTCATCAATATCTAGAGTAACTGTACCGGTAGTGTCAGTGAAGACAGCATCATCAACCCATACACCAGGTACCTTATTTAAGTTGTTAACAGTAATATTATATTGTGGTGGTGAGTTAAGATCAGCATAACCAGTATGGAAGACAATTCCGAATACTGAGTTACTAAGCTCTTTACCTAGTTCTGAATCAACCTCAACTGCATAACGAATAGTGTTAGGCTTAAATGTAAGATACTTAACTCCATTTTCCATCATTGGTTCTAATGAAGATGAATCAAACATAAAGTCACCTTGAAGGATATCCTTGATACCCAACTTAGGAAGATATTTGAGAGCCTTCTTCAACTTATCAGCAAGACCAGGGGCATGCCCATGATTCATTTCTACATCTGCATCAGTGTAGTTGATCTTTGGATCTTTATTAAAAATTGATTTGGTACCAACAAAGAATCGACCCGTCTCAGGATGTTTACCAGCGAAGATTGCTGGAGCTCCATCCCATTTGACTGAAGTATTAACCTTTCGCTTTGACTTACCTTGTAGATGTGACATTAGATCAGCTAAGAAGCCTCTCGCTATGTTATACCCTCTCTCCCCTTGTGTAAGCACTAGCTCCTCAAGATGTGTTAGATGTGTATTGGCCTTAGCCTCCGTTAGGAGACGTGTGTTCATGTAGAATTCTTTAAAGTTTTTCATACGCTCATAATTGCAAATTGTCCACCTTGCGCTCCTGCAGATTCCGAAAATGATGGATAGGAAGCTGGTATTAGTTTACCTTTATAATTACCATTCATAATATCCTCTCTTGATACTATTTCAAATTTACCCAATCTCTTAAGTCCTGAAGCTCTCGTAGTACCTATTGTAACCAAATAGTTAAAGTTTTCTGTGTTAGTATAATATTTTAAAGCAAAATCAAAATAATTTCGTAAAAACTTACCGGTAATGTTTCCATTTTCATCTAAACTACTCATTAACCATGGTATTAAATCGGTTTGTATATCAGCGTTTTCATATACTTCTTTTAAACCTTCAGCATATACACGAGCTATATCTTCTCTAGTAACTTTACCGGTTTGTATTAATTGATTTGCTACCTGATCGATAAACCCGTTAGATTTAGGTCCTAAATTAAAGTTAGGATTTACAATATCTATATCTAGCTCAGCTTTTTGAATTAATTCTGTTATACCTGATAAGAATTTTCGTGCTGCAGTAGTCTGTGAGCTAAAACCTTTTTGTCCTCTAATACGAGCACCAGAACCCTTTATTTCATATTCTATACCATTTATATCAACATCTCCTACTGCACCTTTTTTAGCTCCATCAATAAAAATCATCATAAAAGTTTCGCCCTTACCGGTAGAAGGTTTCGTGGCCGGCTCAAATTGAAGAAGATCTAAAACTAAATCTTTATCCAAACCATACCTATCAATTACTAGCTGTATAATATCTTTATTAGGAGCATTAAAAAATTCATCAGCACTCATTTGATTACTTAATCCAGCAAAAAATCTCTCTGGTTCATCATGATTATAAACAGTGTTTACAAGCTGTTTTATTTGTTGATCCGTAAGACCTGTTTCTCTTAATTTTGCAATTCCCTGATCTACTATAGATGAATCAGCTTTTAAATATCTCTCCGCTTTTTGAAACTGCTCATCACCAACCTTAATATCAGTATATTCTGAATCGCTTTCTTTCTTATACCTCACGTCATAAGATTCTCCTAGCACCTGAATATGTTTATGTGGAGGTAAGTTACCATTAACGCTATCCTTGTATACTTCTTCTAAAGACCTATAATTAACTTTTTCTGATTGCTGCTCAACACTCTCAACAAGCATCTTCATATATACATCTGTAATTTTGCTATTCATAATATAATTATATCAGAGTTCCTTATACGTCAATTTGATCTAGAGCTGATTTTGTATCTTCAACACCAAGCCCAAGGAAATTTTCAATCTGACCAGCAATGTCTTTAGCATCCATTGTCTCAAGTTGACTTTGCAGTTCTTTAGCAATACGTCCTTCACTATCATCAGGCACGTGCAAGAAAGCCTTGAGTAAGAGACCGACGAGATACTTCTCACCTTCAGATGTCATTGATTCAGGACCAACATCCTCAATAGGAGGCTGCTCAGAGATATCAGTTGCATCAGGTTCATCAGCTTCACTGAATAGCCCTTGATATTTTTTAAATAGTTCTAATGTTTTACTCATAATGTTAAAATTGAATATTATCAGCAGCCTTCTTCAACTTATCAGCAAGAGTACGCTTTGCCATCTGTACTTTACGTGCAGCAGGGTTTAAGAGCTGTTTACCAATACCTTGATCAGGTATAGCTAAAACAGCTGCAGCTGTTTTAGCTGCCTTCTGTATGTCTCCAGTCTGATTATCTTCTACTGCAGGTGCGGGTGCTTTATCAGTAACATTGATAAACTCAAGCTCCATGATCTTTTTGGAGGGGAGTGTAATAAAAGCGATATCTCTGCCTTGGCGATGCTTCCAATTTACAATAATACCTAACTGTTTATTACCAACTATAGTTCTCGAGAACTCAAGCCTAGCATCCATGTCTGCTTTTGATTCAATGTCTGTTGGTGTATGATTTTCTATTCCCTCAAGAAATTTGCTCATGCAATTATTTAATGCAAAAGAGACAATTTGACATTAATATTTTTAACAAAATCTTTCTCTATCTGAGTAAGATTGTTACGCTTGAGGAAGGATTTGAACTTCTTCCACGAGATCTTACTAGTATCAATAGGTGTATACGTTTGATATTCACGTTGCTCGAGTAAAAACTCATCAAACGACATGCTATTATAGATGATACGTGATGGTAGAGCATTAAAAATGCGTTTAACAAGCACACTCTCGATGTTATTATCTGTATCTACCTGATAATAGAAGCATTTCTTGCGTTTTGACATATTACAAATGAGAAGAACCTGCTTTAGTATAAAATGCGTACTAAGTTGATTCTTTTCCTTACGAGAAAGCTTAATAAGCTCGTTATCAACAACAAATAGGTTATATTCATTAAAGGAATGCTCTAAAAACGGAAACAAGTTCACATATTCGACATTACCATCAATATCGAAGTAGCTGCGTAGCTCATGCTTTATTATATTCACCGTCATAGGTCTCCACCACAATTATGGCATCAACCCTCACGAAAGCAACAACTTTGGTGGTCTCTTTGTAAAATTGACCTTGCCAATTCGAATATTCATGATCCCATTGTAGTACTCTTCACTAAAAAGCGCTTCAGCTTGGAATTGGTACAGTGTCTCCATATAAGCAAGCTCACTCTTGTTACCACCACTACGAATTACCTCAAAAGTAAACTTCTTCTTACCAAGTTTCTTGATATCCGCGTTCAATCTGTCGGATGATCCTGTATATGTCTTCCAATCCGACTCTCCAATGAAGATTCTCTTACGTTTCTTACCTTTTAAAGGCTTTCTCCTCGTTCTCCTCTCAATCTGCTTCTTACCAATGTACTTCATGTCATTAGTAAGGTTAGTAATCAAGTATACAAAGCCAAATGGGAGTTCATCCCACTGCTCCTCACAAGTCCAATGACCAAGATCAACCATTCTATCCAAATACACCTAACCACTCATCTGATACTTTTGATAAATCTAATACTTTAGCCTGTATATTATCGTCTCCTAGTTCAACAGCTTTATGTAGTCTATGATTACCATCTATTATCATATCATACTTACCATTACTGTATGTAATAATAATAGGATACTTCAAATCAGCTTTCATAGCCCTATCATATGTAGACTTTACTTGCTCACTAGTCTTATTAGGTTTATGTCGTGTATGTATATCTAAATGAGCGATATCCTTTACCGGGATCGAAATAACAGGTGATTCTAATTCTGTTAGCTTATCCTCTACATCCTGCATCGTGATAGTAAGTTTACCATCTGACCATGTTGTATCTTCGTAACCTGTATGAGAGACCCCCTCCACGACTCTTTTTTTAGGGGTTACTACCTTCCATCCTGCTGCAGCACCACCTAATGAATCATACATCGTTAATGCCTTTTCAACAGAATCAAACTTGTGTGTTTCTTTCCCGTTTGTGATATGTGTTACAGTAGACTCCTCATTTTAACTTGGAATACGTGCCTTTGTCTTCTTCTCCTTCTTCTTCGACTTCTTATTGAACCTTGTAAGTACTTTACCCGCTCCAAAGAGTGGAAATGTTGTACGACTATCGTTTCGTGCATGTGAATCTTTAGATTCTGGGCTATTCGGTGAGAATCCAGAACCATCACCACTAATACCCGCATCAGTGGTCGTTATATTCTCTTCAAGCACCTTTTTAAAGTATTCTGAAAATCTAATAAACCTACTCATACTATTATTTAATGCAAATAGTTGATTTCTCTACTTTAGTATGCATACTATATAGTGAATGGAGCAGCTACAACGTT